TCTTTAGATTTATTTTTTTTGCCATGTTTTTTCTCTTTCATTTTTTCTCTTTTGGTTTTTTTCTTAGGCTTCATCTCCATTTTTTTGGAGTCATCTTTATCGCTGTAACAACTTTTCATTTTTTCCTCAGTTTTTTTAGTGTTTTTGCAAGTCTGGCTCGCTTTCCTTCAACGCCGCCTTTTTTGGCTGCCTCATTGAGTTTTTTAGCGGGTATTTTTTTACCTTCAGGAACTCCAAGTTCCTTATGAAGCGCGCCTTTGTGTTTGATGGCGCCTTGTATCCATTTGTCTTTAGCCATATTACCTCTTCAAAATTTTGTTCCACGTAGAACACTTAGACGATGTCGGTGTAATCGTCGATTGGGTTCTTGCGGTTATTGGGTATTTTTTTGGCAGTTTTCACTTTTTTCTTAGGCATTGGCTTTGGCATTGCCTTTTTTTTGTGGGGTGCTTTTTTAGTAGCCATTGTAATTTCCTCTATAGCCTTTGTATGAAGAGCCGTTTAATTGGTCAGTAAAAATAGTTCTGATCTGCTCTTGCCCTATTTGAGCATAAGTTCTGGCCTCGGCAACGGAGTAGCGCTCTACTAAGGCTTTGTCCATCATCATGATCCCATCGGTATCAAGCCTATTTTCATAGAACTTTTTGGCAGCGCCGAAAGCGATTAGTTCCCACCACTCGCGCAGCTCTGGAATACCCTGGTTTGCCGGAGTGTTGAGCAATACCTGGTTTGGTGTGCGGTATGCTTGCATCTCAACGGTGTAGCCCTGGTCAGGAATTGGGAAAAGCGAAAACTGGTTTTGATAGAACAGGATGCTTAAGGGAATTCGGTATTGGATAGGAAGGTATTCTATAGAAATATTATTTCCGGCATCAACTGAACCTGTAAAAACCAAGTTTGTGACAGCTCCAGTGTCATAATTAATTGATCCGGAAACACAATCTCCAACCAGATTACCATTTCCATCGTCCGTCACATTGAAAGTTTGATTGGTGTTAAAGGCCGTTATCAGGATATTTTGCACTCTACCTGTAGGGTAGCTTATGCTTGCAGGATTATTGTTGACACTGCGCAAAATGGGGTTGTTCTGTGTGGTAAACGCATAGGGCGGAATTCCAGCCGTTCCATTGCCGATGGGAAACTGCTGGATAAACTGCTGGCTGTAATAAGTGTCATAGCCGTTGAACTGAGAGATGTCATCGGTGAAAAAAATGTTCCTCTTGGCAATGCGAGCTGGAGCATTGACGGTTGTGAAGTTCGCACTGTCAAAAGGATAGGTACCCACTCCGCGCACGGTATCAAACGTATAAATGTCGGCTAATTTTAGAGAACGAAATTCCGCGGGAAGATCATTTTCATAGAAACTGGCAATGAAATTTAGGATATCAGTATCGGTCAACTGATTCGAGGTTTCAGAGGCAGTCAAAAACCGCACTTTCGTTATGATATCTTGCAGGGTTGGGCTAGACACCAAAATACTCCGTTGGGGTAAATTTCACGCGGGAAACTCTTTGATAGGTGGATGGAACACCGCGGTTTTTCCCGAACTTATCAATGTTGGGATCAAACTCGCGTATTTTTTTGAACGTATTGTTCAAGTGCTTCACCAAACCCATCGGAAGTTCGGTTTCTTCGTTGTGATATAGCTTATAGGTCACAAGTGGATCATCTTTGAAAAAGCGCCAGTTAAATTCTAGATATCCGCCTTGGGCATCAATAAACTCAAATCTGCCCTTAACTAGCTTTTGGGCTTCTTTTTTCATCTTTTTGACAAGCTCTTCAGTGCGGATGGGATCGCCCTTAACAAAAGACTTTTTACTGTGTTCTTTAATTTCCATTTAATTCCTCTTTATAAATTAAAATAGGGGGAAATTAATCCCCCCTATTATTAGCTTGAAGTAAATTGGTCGTATTTGAATGAGAACCAATCGAATACTTTCGAGCTGGCTTTAATTATATTAGAGCCGATCTGCATGTAGTATAGGTTTTGGTTGTCAAACGCATCGAGCAAGTTAGTTCCTGGCGGTTGCTGCGGGTTTGTTGCGCTGCCGTTTAGCGGTACAACTGCCGAAGCAGATGGCACAGCAATAGCAGGGCTTACGCCGGCGGCTGCTTGAGCAGATGTTGGGAATGTGAAGGCTGTATAGCCTGAAGTATCCCAATCCAAAGTCACCGATGAGACGGTAGCACTATTTGTTACGCTCAGCACTCTAGCTTCAACGTAGTTCATCTGTGTCATGCCGAATTGGCTTGGCACTCTGAACGCAAGTCTCTCGCCTGGTGTGTACGGGTTTTTCTGTGTGAAGTAGACAACCGCTTGAGCTGCTTGGGTAATATTGGCAATGCGCAGTGCTTTTGGATACATCAGGTTAGGGATGAGCTTAAGCACTTGGCCAGCCGTTGCGTCAGCAGCGAAAGTAATTCCGCTAGACGCCATATAGCCCAAGGTTATGGATGTGTTTGTAGTAACTGCCGTTACTTGGAAAACATATCCGGCAATTTGCAGCTCGCCAGTAGTTGCATACAGCCTGACATAATCGCCGACAGCAATGGAGCCAGTGTTTGCCATTGAGACAACAAAAGTTCCTGCGTTTCCGGTGATTGCTGTAGCTGCCAGGGCAGCAAATGTTGGTGGGTTGGCAGTATTCACAAAAGTGAAACCGTTGGTTGTAATGGCAACAGTGGAAAGGGCGTTTGTGGTAACGGTTTGCGCATTACCATACGCTGTTCCAATGCTCATGCCATTGAAATACCATGCCTCAATTGGGCTGACTGCTGTTGTATCACCGTAGTTAGTGCGGTTCCTAACAAAAAAGTAATCGGGTGCAGCGCTCAATTGTAGCTGTTTAACAAGTGTCGAGTCGGAGGTAAAAGAACCACCTTCGATAAATTGATATGGCAACATAATTAAACCTCCTTAAATTCCTGTTGATCTTAGGTTGTTGATCCACAGGTCTTGTGTAATGCACTGCCCTTGATAGAATACGCAGGCCAGTGTTTGACGGAGCATTGCAGGGTCGTCGCCATATCCTGGAGGACGGTAAATAACTTTACCTTTTCCGCCGGTCTGATTGACCACCTTATAAGCTTCCTTAGCGCAAGTGAAGAATTTGGCAATGTAATTGCCGAGCAATGAGGCATTGGCCGAAACTGATCCGCCGCTAGAGACGAACATACGCACGTTGTTCACACCGCCCCATTCGCAAGCAAGTGTATTCTTGATGTCCGGATACTGAAATTTGCGGATAAATCCTTGCATGTTGTTGAATACAGGGATCATACGTGTTGTGGACAACATACCGTAGGAGTCACCGATCGGAGCTGTCGAAAATTTATTTTCCGCACCGATGATGTTGGTAATGTATTCGCCGTTGTTGTTCTGCAGCAGTGCGACAATATCATCGACATCGCGAACTGTCATTTCCGTTGGCAAATCGCCGTTAACGCCGTTAACGCAGTTGACAACTGAGGCTGTCGCTTCAAGTTCGTCACGCACTAACTGGTCTTGCGTTTCCCTCATGGCCTGTCCAAGACGGGCAGTTCCGGAGTTAAGCACAGGGTCTTCGTTTGTGATCGTAAGTTGCCTAGTTAGAACGATGTATGTTGCATAGTTTCTAACACGGCAGTCAACGTCAACGCGGTTAAGCAGCTGCGATGGAGGGTTAAGTTGGCTATCGCCAAGTGGCACTGGGAATAAATCAAGTCTGTCGTATCTTGACTGTCTGTCAATGAATCCGACGTTGTCTGGTAGTTCTACATAGCTGGCAAACAGTTTGTGGATGTTGTTTTGCTCAGGTGTAGACAGCAATTTAGAGTTATACCGCTGCTGAATTTGTGGCGGCATTGTTCCAATATTTACGGTCATGATGTACCTCGGTTATTTAGTAACCGGAACCCATCGACGCATATTTGTTCATTTCTTCCCAAAGTTTGGAAGAATCTTCTGAACCCATTGTGAAAGCTTGAGCCATAGGGCGTTGATCGTATTGAGCAGGAGAGGGAACATTTTTTTCATTTTTTTTCAGTTTCTCCTCAACTTCCTTTTTACGGCGCCGCGATGGTAGCTTTTCCAATAAGTTTGAAGATTTCAGGTATTTATAGACCTGAATTCCTGCTTTGTACGGATCGGAAATGGATGATACTGCATCGGCAAAGTCCGGATCTTGTTCTTCAAGTAACGCTATAGACTCGCCGTTGACAACATCATCAAAGTCGGAAAATTTGGATTTGAGGCGCTCACGGAACCTAGATTTTTCGCTATCTTCCAAAGCTTGCTTGACTCTAGCGTCGGCGATCTTTTCAGCCTCTCTTGCTATCATCTCTTTGGTCTTACCAGCATTAAGGTACCCTGATTCGTCTAGCTCTGGCTCCGCAGGTTTTTGAACTGGTGCGCTGCGCATTTGCTCAATTAGTTGCTGTTGAGCTTTTAGCATTGCTTCCTGTTCACGCATTTTCTGCCGAGCTTGTCGCCAGTTACGTTCCTTAAAATCCTCATCTTCTGAATGAGATTGTGTCTTTTGCGAATCATCAACATCTGTTTTTGTTTCCAGCTGAGGTGCGGCCTCTAGTCTTTCGCTGTCTTGCGTTGTTTCTTCAGTCATGTTTTTCCTTTGCGTGGTGAGCGCGTTCAAACCGTTCAACATCTTTAAAGGTAGATGGATACCTATTGATTAATAAGTAAGCAAAACTTTATTGTTTGTAAAGATTTTGGAGATAAAATTGAAAATTTGTTCGATATGTAATAAATCGAAAAACGAATCTGATTTTTACTTCGATGGAAATGAATGTATTAGTTGTGCATATGAAAGGCGCAAAAAACTCTGTCCGCTTCCCGAAGACCCTAAAAGATGCCCCGATTGTTTGATCTGCGGAAAACCGGTCGATGTCTACCGCAACAAATATTGTTCTAAAGCTTGTTTATCTATCAGCCAAAAAAACAAAAGCCGTGATTGGCATTATAAAAACAAACCCAAATAGGTAATTTATTAATAATATAATAAATGAAGATTGCTTGGATTGGATGCGCTCACAACCGGACAATACCTTTTCGGCAATTGTTACAGACCCGCCCTATGGCCTTCACTTTATGAACAAAGGTTGGGATAAATTCTCCAAAGAAAAGCTCAAAATTGGGCGCAAAGAATTGGGAACCCATACAAATTCTGCGGCTCATGAAGCAGCCAGATATGATGAGAACCGCAACGATCAGTTTGAAGAATTCATGTATGAATTCGGCAAAGAAGCACTCCGCATTGTAAAACCAGGCGGCCACATGCTTATGTTCGGCGCTCCACGTCGCTATCATCGCCAAGCTTGCGGCATTGAAAATGCAGGATGGGAAATTCGCGATTGCCTGATGTGGCTTTTTGGGAGTGGCTTTCCTAAAAGTCATAACCATTTTGGAATTGAGGGATTTGGTACGGCTCTTAAGCCAGCGTACGAACCGATCTTGCTTTGCATGAAACCTCTCGATGGCACGTTTAAGCAAAACGCTGAGAAGTGGGGACAAGCTGGCATTAATATTGATGCTTGTAGAATTCAAGGTAAAAATCCTTCTATCGAAAGAAGAAAACATGCAGCTCCTAAAGAATCAATAGGTGAATCAGGTTGGGTAACTCCTGCACGCCCTGATTCTTATAATGATCCCAAACCAGGCGAGTTATTAGGCCGCTGGCCAGCCAATCTAATTTTGGATGAGGAAGCAGGTGCGATGCTTGGTAAACCTTCTAGATTTTTTTATTGTCCAAAAGCATCATCGAGCGAACGTAATGCAGGGCTTGATAAACCTTGTAGTCATCCAACTGTTAAGCCCCTAAAACTCATGGAATATCTCATCAAGCTTGTCATGCCTCCAAAAGACGGCATCCTACTCGATCCCTTCGCAGGCTCAGGCACAACAATTCTAGCAGCGCAAAATCTAGGCTTTAATGCCATTGGCATTGAGAAGGAAAAGGAATATTGCGAGATTGCTGAGGCGAGATTAAAGCATGGAAGCAAACAAATGTCATTCAGTCTTTGACAGGTTTGTTCTTACCCCACCGCCGCCAACCGTAGATGGCAATGCCGGCAGATATTATGACAGAGGCCGCCTGCGAATAAAGTCCGCGCTGCAAATCCATCCAAAACCAATAGCTCAAACAGCAAAGATCGATTAAAAAGCAAATGCGATTGCCTCTTGCATTGAGAAATTTTCCAAATTTTCCGGTAGCTAAAAAACAGGCGTCCAAGACATTTGCCCAAAATCCGAAGGTATCCAAAAAGCCTCCTCATGAAGGGATAAAAAGCTTTACATGCTTTTGCGCCGCTTCTTTGGTCATCTTATGATATTGAAAATTAGGGTCGGGAATCCAATTTCCGATTGGGTCTTTCATAAAGCCAAATCTTGTTAAATCCATGTTGAGCCATGCCCTGATGTTGGCTACATAGTCGGGATCAAAAAGATTTTCGTTCAAAATAATATTGTTCATCTCCACATAGTGCGGAAGGCACCAGCAAAAAAGGGTTTCGCCCTTCACGGGATCGGTGTAAAAAACTACCGTATCATCTTCGGGAAATGGGCGTTTGCCAGAGGGAATGATACGCCGCAAAATAGCGTTTTTCATCAGCAAATCTTTTTTCTCATGAACAGTTATATAAAACGGTTTATCGCCATTGGGCTTAGAATTGATGCACGCGTTGAGATCGTGAACAAAGGATTTCATTAGCTCATGTGTCAGATCGCCATTGATAATAGGCGCATCATTTTTATGCTCTTCTTGCGCCTTTAAATAGATCGAACCTACCGTGTCGCGGTCGCCATATTCACTTTTTCTGCTCATCATTTTCTCTTAGCTTATATTCACCGCAAGTTTCGTATTGCCCTACTTTTGGAAAAGCCCAAGCATCATAAGCCCCTTTGTAAGCAGGAGGATATCTCCGGCAATAGCCTTCATAGACTTTGTCTTCATTGATGAAGTTTGAGAACTTACAATTTTTGCAATATTCATTGGCCATTTATTTTCTCCAAAAAAAAGACCGTCCGGAGACGGTCAATATAACTCTGCTAGGAGTTAAAAAGAACTTATTCGTATCTACCACGATAATTTTTCTTCTCGATCTCGCGTGCTTCTTCAGTCACGATACGATTTTGCCGAGATTGGTATTCAGTGGTTTTGCCTTCTTGGTTGCCAGCGTAACCGGCTTGTGGATATTCATAATCCATAGTATCGACGGACATATCGCCCATTTTTTTTCCATATCCTAACATTTTATACCTCACTTTCAACGCGTTCTGGAGTTTCAGCGGCCTCGCTAGGTTGCAGCCGCTCAATAATATCTATATAACCTTGTAAGTGTTCAATGTCAATTGATTGTAATTCTTTAATTGCTTTTATAAAATTAAGTGCGCTTGCAGAACGATCTTCTTTTGATTTTTGTATTCTTTCGACATTTAAAGCCATATCAAGTCCGATCTTATTTCTCCGCTCGGCAGCAAGACCAAGCTGTGATTCGGCATAGGCAAGTTTTGTTTTCGTGTCAACTTCAAGCTGCTGCATCTTCAGGTCATGCTCTTCCTTCATCATCTCCTGCTGAGCTTTGTTCTGCTCTTCAAGCGCTGCAATGAGCTTCTCTTTGTTCTGCAGTGTCGATGCTTCGATGATGACCTTGTCAGGAATTTGTATGCCAGTGACTTCACGGAAATACAGCACTTGTTGCAGCTGCAATTGCTCTTGAGTTTCAGTAAGCGCGCCTTGTGCAACTTTAACCCCATATTTAAAGAAGGCTTTGTTCTCAAATTCTGGTGTTGGCTCCTCGCCGATCACTTGGCGCACTTTGCCATAAGTCCAATTCTTCTGGATCAGCTCGATGATGATCTCTCCGGCAAGTGTTTGCATTAAATCCATTTGATCGAAGAGGCGTGTCAATGTGGTCACACCGGCCGATTGCCTCATAGCGGAGATGATACCGGCCTTGTCATTGATATCAGTGCCAAGCAGCGTTTCATTGACGCCAGATATTCTGTTGACGAGTTCCTTAAGCATTTCCTCCATTTGTATCATGGTGGGCGCCGGAGGGATGATCGGCATAGGCTGAATGTCATCTGGGCTGGCGGTCTTTTTGTAAAATAGCGCCCTACCGTGGCCATTGTTCATGGAGTCGTGAGGAGTGACCAAAGAGCCTTCACGGATTTTCAATCCTTGCTGCTGGCTCTCAAGGATATCGAGATCGCTGACTTTCAAACGTGTGAAAAGGTATTGACTGTCGCGAAGGTCGCGGATGACCCCTTTGAACTTGTAGGAATAGTACGGCGTATCGGGCGAGAAATACCCAAGAGTAGCCACAAAAGGCATCCTATCAATGCCATCGGGACACAATGTGTCGGAAAAAATGCAATTGTTCAGCATGATAAGGCGAGAAACTGTTGGCACAGTTTTTTCAACAACGGCCAGTCTATCTGGAAAAGCACGCATGATCCTGCCGACATGTTCTCTACTGAACGTTATCTCTTGGCACTCTTCAGTCTCTTTGTCGATTAAGAACTTGGCTTTGCGCTGAGACTGATAATGATACTCATCAACAGCGATAAGGTCGGTATATTGAATCTCATAAATCTCCGGCATGTAATAGAATTTTTCGTCCGGTGTTATGGGAGAGAGCCTCATGATCTCATCATAATAAGCCTCGTAGAAAGCCGCGCACTCCGTTTTGGTCATATACTGGCGCGTCCAGATATACCTGCAGTCTGAGAGGTCGGCCTTACGGAAAAACGGGTCAATGATAACCGATTTAAAATCTATGTACTTCATCCTAATTTCAGGAGAGACAGGCTCAAAGCGGTTGTCCAGGTAAAACCTAATAAGTCCCATCCCTTGGATAAGGCTGCCTTGCTCAAAGCCATCAGAATAGATTTGATAGCCCTTATTGACATCATGGACGTGGTAAAGGCATTTGGTGAACTGATCGCTGGTTCTTTGCATACCATTGCGGACAGGAACACAGGTGGAGGACTTGCGGTTTCGCCTCTGATAGCCCGATATCATCTGTATGACCGAGTTGGTCAGGTTGAAATTATATGTCCGCCGGCTGATATCGAGCTGTGACGGCCATAGCAAATTCCAAAGTTCGGCATCGCCTAGCGCAAATCGCTGGTCGATTTCGCATTGCGCCCATTGAGCTTGCAAAACATGGGAGGTTTTATCGTAATTATTTTGCATTACCTCGCGCATTTTCGAGGATATGTCGAAATTAGGCCAAAAAAGAGGATCATTATTTCTCATAGCCTGAAATTGGCTAAAATACTTTTAACAATCAACCAATTTAACTAATTAGATTTGCCACTTTTAGAATCTAATTCCACAGTAATTTGATTTATCTTATTAGGTTGAAATCGTTCCATGCTATTGCCATTAAGCTCCTCGCCATACCAACCAGATTTTTTGGCATGGGGGCGAACTTGAACCTCAACGCCGCGGATAACTCTGACAGCCTCTTCAAGCTTTTGCATGTTGCGCTCACACCTCTCCAAAAGTTTATCTTGCCGAGCGAGCGATTCATTGAGCATATTGATGAGGCGCTCAATTGAATGGAGAGCGTTGTTTTCCTCCTGCGATTCCGAAGTACTGTTCGAGAGCTTTTTTATCTGTTGTGAGGTCGCTTTCCGTTCCATGTATTTTTTTCATTCCTATCGCCATCATGCGCAACGCATCGGCGGCGTGTGAGTTTATGTCTGCAAAGGGTTTATGTGACCATTTGGCTAAGCGATCATCCCACTCCCTTCGATAGTTATCAAGCATCCGTATGCCTTCTGAGCATTTTTTCTCATCAATCCAAAGCTTGGGGAACATAGCATGAACAGCATCGATACCTTCCGATATTAATAGCTTGTTGCAAACAACAACCTCGATACCTAAGTTTTGAATGACCTCATTGCGTGTTAGCCCTAAAATGCTCTCCGTGTTTTCAACATCATGGGGAAACAATGCAGCATCGAGCGCATAGCCTTTTTGCTTAACGAATTTGATATGCTCAATTAGCGAGCAACCCGATCCCATGTAAAAATCAATAAGCTTGATCTTGTCGCCGTCAATTTGAAAAAACCAGCAGACAGTATAACCAGAGACACCATGCGCTAAATCCCACGCTGTAAAAAGCGGCAGCATTGGATTATAAGGAACGGCAGTGATGCGCCTATCAGCTCGGAGCGAGGCCAAATCCTTACCGTAGAATATGCCTGAGGCCGATGAGCGGAAAGCCTCGTCGGGCGTGCTAGGAAATTCGGCAAACATAGCATCGCCTTGCACTTCTTTTTTCTTAAGGTACCAGCTTTTTTGATAGCCGCTTAAATAGATACCTTGGGACTCTAGTGATAAAAAATATTCCTTATCTTCCTTTGATTCTTCGACCCAATGATCGAGGACATATTTTGGGTCTTGCCACCAAGGAAAAAAATGGAATTTAAAATCCATGTGGGATAGGGGAATATTTCGTTTCAGAAGGGTTCGGGATCGCTCGCAGAGGTTGTAAAAATGTCCGTCGGAGCCTTCGGCGGTTGATTCGATGAAAACCTCTTGCCCTGGCGCGATCGTATTGAGAGACCCCGCAATAATCTCATCTGCCTTTTCTGGATACTTTGCACAAATCTTGCCAAATTCTGAGATATGCAAAAGCTGGTTGGAAGAAGAACGAAGAGAAGTACCCACGCGGATATTACTGCCATTAGATAACATAAGCTCACTAGCGCTATCACCATCGAGGTAAACAGTATCTTTAAGACCTGCCGGCAAATGCTCGTAAGCAAATTTAATACGTCGAAAAAGTTTTTCTGCATCTTCCCTAGTGTGAGCGATTATGCCGGCGGATGTATTAGAAGAGAAAAGGCATTTATTTAGAAAATATAAACTAATTAGCGTTGAAAATCCAAGCTGTCGCGCTTTTAAAATAATATTACAAGTCCAGCGCTCATTATAAAATTTGCGCTGGGCTGTATTCATTTTAAATTTAACGCGATTGCCGCCCGCATCTACGATATAAAACAGGTTTTCGAGCCGTAGCAAAGGATCGGCTAAAACGCGGGCGGCAATGCGTTGCTCTTTTGTAAGATTCATTAAAATACACTTAGATTTAGCTCATCTTTTTGTGCAAGGGCGCGCTTGGTTTCCTCGTCGATCTGCTCAAGTACACTTGTCAGCCTATCCACAGTTTCCTCAACACGGCTTTGCGCTGGGTCGATTTGCTTAAGATAAATTTTCCCAAGCCAGATGGCCATCTGAGAATTTGTTTTTGCAAGTATGAATTGCGATCTGCGCAGCGAACAAAGTCCAGGGGCGCCAAAAATTCTGATGACATCGTCGAAGGATTTTTTATAGTGTTTTTCAACTCGATCACAAAAGAGATCAAAATCTTCACGGAAAAAATCTGCTATTTCTTCTGCTGTGCATTGATAGCCGCAAAGCTTTTCAAATTGATCCCAATCAATTTCAACAACCTCTTCTTTTTTCTCACGTTTTTTTGAGTATGTTTTGTGCTTTGGTGTTGGTGGTTCCACGGGAACCATAACATCGCCAACTGGCAATTTAGGCTTGCGGCCTCGTTTTTTCTTCACTATTTCGTCGCTCATCTAATACCTTTGGGTTCATTGCTTTTATTAATATTTCGCGCAATCTGTCGATTTCGCCTTGTTGTTTTACGATGATATTACTTAATTCTTTTTGTCTACTAAAAAAAGAACGCCTGTGATGGTCTAGTTGCGAACGTAATTCCATTAATTCGCCGTGTAATAATCCGTAGATATCTGAATTTTCAAACATATCCATTTGTTTGATTGACATTTTCACTCCCACATTTGAGAGTGAAGATAATAAGGCAAAAACAATAAGGAAGCTATGAAAAAATTTATAGTGGAAATAAAAATCTCCGGAATTTATTCAGAAGAAATAGAGGCAATAGATCGCGAGGAGGCAAATGCTAAAGCGCAACAAGTAATAAAAGATCATGAATTTTGTGATGATATTTTAAGGAATGTTAAGGAAGAAATTGTTTTGATCCACTCACTTCCCAAGCTTAAGTGTTAAATCATGTGTTTCGCAAAACTCTTCAAGTTTTGGGCAGAACTCATCCATTTGTTTTTCATCCTCAAAAATGATCGTGGCCTTTAATTTTGGCGGGATGGCTTCTTTTTTTTCGTCATCTTTTCCAAAAAGCTCGTTTTCAGTAAAGCCAAGATTGAACAGCTCTTCTGTTTCATAGTCGCTGCTCAAAATATCATAGTCCCACTCGCCAGCTGCTTTATTGTCTAAAACAATTCGTTTGCGGATAGTCTCATAGTCATAGGTATCATCAACAAAGCAAGCGATCTCTTTCCAGCCAAGTTTTGCAGCTGCGCGCAAACGCTGATTGCCGGCATATACAATATAACTGCCCTCTTCATCTATGTAGCAAAGCAGCGGCCGGCGCTCCATAAGCTTGGGGTCGGCTGCTAAATTTTCGCAAAGTCTTGCCATTGATTCGGCCGTAATTTTGCGCGGATTTCTGTGGTATCCCTTTAGTTTTTTTATGGGTAGAAATTGAATCATAGAAAACACAATAAACTAATTACTATTCGTTGACACCTAAAAAAGTTTTACCCACTTTAAAAAATAAAAAGAGGTTACTATGTCATATCAGCCTGTCTTAGCTTTGGGATATCTTCAACCACACGTCGCAGTGTTTCCTACTCCGGTGGTTGCCGCTCGCGATCCAACAACAACAGATATTAATTATCCTATTGGTCAAGAGTGGGTCAATAGCTCAAGCCATGTTATCTGGTTTTTGACCAATATTGCTGCAGGCTCTGCCACATGGGTCAACTCAACTACTGCTGGCGCGATCAATACAATTACAGGCAACTCCGGCGGCGCCGAGTCCCCTTCCGGCGGTAACTTCAATATCCTCGGTACTGGCTCCATCACGGTTGCCGGCTCAGCTGCTACAGAAACAGTGCAGCTCATAGGTTTAACTAACCACAACGTGCTTGTTGGCGCTGGCACTGCCACAATAACAAAAGTTGCCCCTTCTGCTACTAGCGGCGTGCCTCTAATTTCGCAAGGCGCTGCTGCCGACCCAGTTTTTGGCACAGCAGTTGTTGCCGGCGGTGGTACAGGAGCAGTCACATTGACAGCTCATGGCGTACTCATTGGCGAAGGCACCTCGGCAGTAGTTGCCACAACAGCTGGAACTAACGGCCAAGTTCTTGTCGGCTCAACAGGCGCTGATCCTGCATTTACAACACTAACAAGCTCAACTGGCGTTACATTTACCGGCGGCGCACATACTCTTGCTGTCGATGTTAAATCCGGTGGCTACAACGTCAACACTGTCTCTGGCACAAGCGGAAGCTTAGCAGTACAAAACTCCTATGTTTGCACAAACGCCGGCGCTACTACATTGACACTTCCTGCCACTGCTGCCGTTGGCGATATGATTATAGTAACCGGATCGCCTGCTAATACAGCCGGCTGGGTCATAGCTCAAAACGCTGGCCAGACAATTCATAAAGAAGCCTCGGCATCAACTACCGGCGCAACCGGTACTGTGACAAGTGCTGCCAACGCTAACGAATCACTCTTGCTAATGTGCACAGTTGCCAACACAGATTTTATTGTTATGTACTCTAACGGAACCCTAGCATTTGCTTAAGGATAAACAATGAGCAAGCCACAAATCGTTGCGGATTTTTCGCATCTTGAACTTAAGGGGATGGCCGAAACCTTTCTTGAAAAAAGAATGGACTATAGCGGCAACAATCCCATTTATATCGGATGGAACCGCACTGCTAATGCCTCCACTACGGACACAAGTTGGTTCATCGTAAAAATAACATATTCGGGTAGCAACCCCACTTACTACCAGCTACCTAATGCGGGAAGTATTTTTAACTATGCCTGGGATTCCCGAACTACCTATTTCCCATAAGGATATTTCATGGTCTATAAATGGAATCCATTTACAAATAATCTTGATGATATCGGGCCTCACGGCAGTTCTAATACAGCTATTGATGAGATCACAGTACAAGCTCATACAGCCCCGGGCACATCGCCCGTTTTGGCAAACAGCTCCGGCAATATCAACGTAAATGGAACTATTGTTGCAGCTCATAGCATACCTATTCAATCCGATTCATTAGCGGCCAACACGTTTAATATCGAAGTGCAATACGCATCCGCTATTGCTGCCACTGACGGAACAAAGGTCGGCATGGCTGCGTTTAACTCTGCGGATTTTAGTGTCGATGCAACGGGTTTTGTAACTGTTATCGGAACATCCAATGCCCGCTTAAAATTTACAACTCCAGGAGCTTATCCTTATACCACACTTGCAAACGATCAAGTCATTTTGGTTGATAGCTCAGCGCCAAGAACAATTAATTTGATCGCCTCCCCTGCCACGGGACAAACCTATTACATCAAAGATAATGTCGGCTCAGCCGGAACAAATGCTATCACCATTACACCAAACGCCGGAAATATTGATGGCGCAGGATCGGCCACTATGAATATTAATTATGGTTGCGCTCAAATAGTTTACAACGGGACTAGCTGGGGTTTTATTTAAATGATATGATATCCATAAAAATGGAGGTCATATGGCATGTATTAAGGGAATTTCAACTTGCGAGACCTGTGGTAAAAGCTTTGAGTGGAGAAAACATGAGAGCCAAAAACCTGCAAGATTTTGCAACAGGAAGTGTACTAATAAGAACTTTGGAATTGAAGGAAATGCAAACCGCCTTTTTTGGCCTAAAGCAACAGAACAAGAAAAGTTTGAAAAAATGAAAGCTCAATTTTTAGAAAAAGTTGAAATAAAAGAAGGTTGCTGGGACTGGAATGGTTCGACTGATAAAAATGGATATGCGCAATTGAATGGACATAACGGAAAAAGATTTGTCCCTGTTAAAGCACATAGGCTTTCTTATCAAATCCACAAAGGCGAAATTCCCGAAGGTTTATGTGTTTGCCATACTTGCGATAATCCTAAATGTACAAATCCAGAACATTTATGGCTTGGAACACCGAAGGAAAATACGCAAGATATGTTAAGAAAAAATCGTCAAAGAGGATCTAAACTCAATGTCATATAAACCTAAGATTCTAACGCTGGCCGAGGGCGGACTTGGAGCTTCGATCACCGCATCAAACGGGCAAGTATTCACTTCTACGGCGTCTACTGCGGCTTTGACGCCATCCAAACAAGTGGGTTGCTGGGTATGGCTCGACCAAAAAATAGCCAGCACAAACAGCACGATTGCTTTAAGTGGCGTATCGGCTACTTATAACAATTACGTTTTAATGTTCAGTGACATGACTTTTGATGGTACAATAAGCGTAGGAATTCAATTGAATTCTGGCGGTGGTTTTATCAATAGTGGTTATACTTCTGGTCAAAATACTAATAGCTATACTTCTACTACATTAGCAAACGTTACTGCTACCAGTATTTTAATGTTTGGTAATGCTGCTTCTACCGCAACAATGGGTGGAACGTTTTGGTTGAACAATCTTACTTCTGGCGTAGGATATCCGCTTTGCCACGGTCAAATGATTAAAGAAAACGCAGGGGCAAGCGCCTCATTATCTCAATTAATGGGCAGCTACAATACACCGATTGTTACAACATCCATTCAGATCGCGACATCATCAGGTAACGTTGTCACAGGAACTTTTACCCTTTATGGAATTATTTCATAATGAATCCAAATCTCTACCAAGCCGGTATTCCCCCGAGACAGATCAACACTCTCAATTATATCGGCACGCCGCTTTCAACAACTCCTGTTGTCAACGTAGCAAGAGCGCCGACAATCAATGACGGGCAATTCCCCCTGTTCACGCTCTGGCGCAACTCCAATGCCAGCGCCACATTTCCAGACCACGAAGGCGACATGTGGTTTTTTTCCTATATCGACGCCAGCTTCGATCCGGTTCATAATATCTGGGTCAAAGTAGCCAATGGAACCAATGGCGGCTTATTAGATATCGCAGTCCCTCTCGGCTCATCGCCGGTCTATCCCTCGGCTGCCGGACAAATTACCTACACATCAACTGGCAACACAATTGCAATAACAGGCTCAACAAACGCCATCAATTTTGAAGTGGGTACCGGATTTGATGATCTCCATGTAGCCAAATTAATCGTTGGCGACATAACAAAAGGCGCTAATTATGCAACTGTGACTGCAGCTCTTGCGGCGGCAGTTTCTGGTGACGTCATTTATATTCAGCAAGGCACCTATGTTGAAGATATCACAATGAAAGCCGGCGTATGTATCACTAGCTCAAACGGTGTTCAAAGCGATTACAGGTTCGCTCAGAATTTTCCGGTCAAACTTAAAGGGAAAGTTTCTGCTTCTTATTCTGGAACAGCCAATATCGCCAACATCTGCCTCGAAACAAATGGGGATTCTTGCGTGTCTGTTACTGGCGCAGCCGACACAAGATTAATTTTAAATGATTGCTTCTTATCTGTTGTCGATAACGTGGCAGCATTAAATTTGCAATCGTCTGGCGGTCACGATTTTGTCTTGGCCGGCTGCTATGGTACGATCAATTCGGCCACAGGATTTTTCTTTAACTCTGCGATGGAGACGACCTGCACTTATTGCTATCTAGGTAACGAAAGCGGAACTACGGGTACTAACCTGTTCACTGGTGGGACAGCGATCTGGGACTACTGCATTGTCATCGGAAAATCGACTTTCAGCAATGCTGCCGTTTTGGATTGCGATCACTGCGAGCTGAGTGGCACCTGGACATTTAACGATACTTCCTACTTTGATATTGATGAAAACTCATTTCCTAACGGTTTCACATTATCGTTTCATTACAATTCATCTTCCACCGCGACAATGCGCAATTCGACGCTCACCAATATGGTGACGACAGGAACTGGAACCTTCGTTTCTGAAAATAACGTATATGAAGCAGGCACAAATAGCGCCGTTTCTGTTGGTGCTGGCACAACATGCAAAGTTTTTGGCGGCGTCATTGATTCGAGCAACGTTAATACGATCACTGGCGCGGGTACATTAAAATATGGCGGTATAAGTTTTGCAGGAACATCAAGCGGCGTTAGTGTCACAACAATGACGGGCGCTTTTTTCCCGCTCAGCAACGGCACATCCGGTCAGTTGTTGCAAAGCACCGGAGCCAATACCGCACCGGCATATACAACAGCCACTTACCCAACAACGGCTGTTGCAAATGAGATTTTTTATGCCAGTGCCACAAACGTTATCGGCCAAATTACAACGGCAAACAATGGCGTATTAGTAACTAATGGCTCTGGCGTGCCATCAATTGACACAACAGATTTTCAGGTGTTATCTACCGGCGTGCAGATGAAGGGCAATAATACAAATACCGCCCCACCAACAGGATTCATTGGCGAATCCATCTCATCGACCGGTAGCGGCATTAGTTTAATGTCAACAGTACAAATCAATATAACCTCGATAAATTTAACGGCGGGTATTTGGGACATCTCAGCTATTGGAAATATTACATTTTCTGGCGCTGCCTCGGGAGCTAGATTTGATATTACAACAACAACTGGGGGAACCGGAACTCTTGGCGATACAGCATTTGCAATATTTAGCAATTTCACTGCCGGCAATTTATGCGGGACAATTCCTGTTGTACGCGCTGTACTTTCTGGCACAACTACATACTATTTAACAACTAGCGGCGCTTTTTCAGGAGGCACAGGAACTGCAAACGGGCGAATTTCCGCTACAAGGGTGGGTTAATATGACAACATTTTCACTATCCGATATCTCAATCACTTCTTTGCTATATATCCTCTTGACGATCTTGATACTCATCGCCATAGTTTTTTTGCTTATATCCTGCTCGCAAATTAACAAAGCGCTGCATCTTCCGGACGAAAATCCGCTCCAGAAAACAGTTGAAACTATCGTTGACGATGTAGTAATTCATGAAACAGGTATCAACCCACATTTGGACTTGACGCCTGGCGCCGCGCAACAACCCGCGGTCAAAGCAGATAGCAATGATCCAAATCAGCCCCCATCTAACAATCAAAAGTAATTGCACAGAATGTTGCCCAAGGATTTTGCGCATCTGGTTTTGCTGCTGCTGCCGGCCGGAAGTTGAAGATACTGCCAGAAAAACACACAATGCCGCGCATCATGTGCATAAGAAATCCCCCAAATCTGAGAACCTTTGACCAAGGAGACTAGGGGGATTAGTCCCTTAATATCTTGAACGCCATATTAATAGCAGCAAAAAACTATTTAACAGCGCCCAAGAGACTAAAAAACTATACATCATCAACCTTAATGGTAAATTTTTGGTACGATGGCTTGCGGTACACTTCTAAGTCAACATTTTTCAGCTCAGGGATTTTTGAGTAGTCAACAGCTCCGGCTGTGGTTGTGCGGAAAAGCTGGAAGCCATCTCCTCGCAAATTTCGTCCCGCGGATAGCTGCTCAAGTTCACTCCTTGCCGCATCAATAAGCGCCTCTTCCACAGCCATGCGCTTTTTAGCCGCTCGGATGATAGCAATTTTAGACAGTATTTCTGCGTCGTTTGTCTCTTCATAGTCAACTTTCGTTTTGCGTTTTGTCTGCTCTGGTGGCGTATTATTTTGCAGGCAGTCCAAAAAGGCAAGAATTTTGTCGAGCAGCTCTAAAATATATTTATCGTCGCGCTTCACTTTGATGATGTGAAAAGTTTTATCATTGACGTAGGCAATAAACGTCACCTCTTCCAAATCAGTGACCAACATGTGGTGCTGGCATTGGCAAAAATAATCGTCGGGAATTCCATTTTTTTTGATGTCCTCAAAAGCTTTTATTCCCGGTCATTTTATCTCGATCAGCTCATCCCAATCAAATGTTACCCCGTCAATTGACGAGTGTATCAGCGGGTAAATTGGATGCACAGCGACCACCGGTGAAAATACCTCGTCGATAAGCTCGCCATACCATTTGCGCGCAATCGGCTCTTTTCGAGTGCCTTCCCGCATTGCATCGTTAGCAATGTTTTCAAAGTTGGGATTTTTCTTTTCCATATACAGCTCATACGCCGTTTTATAGCGCGAGACGCCCATAATGGCCGCTGAGTCTGATGAACCCACACGGATGCGCCGAAACTCAAGCCACTCTTTTGACCCTTGGATAAGACTGCTCATTATTTGCCTCCCCTAATTTTGCGAGCGCCGGCCAAGCTTAGCTCTAGCTGCTCGACCGTGGCCTCTTCAAGCTTGATATTGTTCTTTTTCAGACCATCATTGAACCTAGCTAGTTGCGCCTCTGTAAAATCTTTTGTTTCTGCAGAAATCTCAAGGCGAAGCTCTTGGGCTTGCGGTGAGGTATCTATAACAATCTCCGGCTCTGCAACTTCGGCCTGTATGACATCGCCGCCTTGCGCCATCTCTTCCGGTGAATATAGCCCGCTTGTCTCGCCAGGGAACGCCTTGCGGATAGCCTTGGACTCGGCGCACTTTTCCAGCTGGCTGCACGGCATCTGCACCCAAAACCTGTCATTGAACTTTGGCCTATACTCGACCATAAAAACCGTGGCCGACACTTCGTGCCAGGTATTGTCCAGTGTCTGCTTTTTAACGTATGCCGTTGCAGATATGACGCTTCCATCTTCTGCAAAGACAAACTCGGTGGGGCGCCCTGGCGCATATCTTCCCGTTCTCTCAGCAATGAGCCTAAAGCCATCAATGCCAACTTGTACCGTTAGCTCGTTTCTGTCCGTGTCCTTGTTTTTGCGCGGTATCGCATAAATTTGTTTAAGCCTTGGGTCAAGTTTACGTTCTTTGCAAACATGCAAAAACAGCCCAATCTGCTCATTGTTGAACTTGTTCGATGGGTCGATCAGGTTTTTGATAACCCGATACTCTTCTGGGCTAAGCCCGTTGATGGTTGCTACTGTCATTTTTTTTCTCCTTTACTTATATTCGATCATTTTATATCGTTTGTGCTACAAATATAACACAAACGGAATTTATGAGCAACCAAAAAAAAGAAGAGTTACGCGCACTCATCCGCCTGAAGATGAAGCGCTTCTGTAAAGAAAACCGCATCAAAGTCAATGAATTCCTTACCATCGCCGGAATCACGCCGGCCAAGTGGTGCCGCATCACAAGCGGCAGGGACGTTTATTTTAGCTCAATCCACAACATTGTCACGAAAACCCACGGTTATTTTACCTATTACGAGTTCGCCGCCATACTTGACGAACCTCCCCAAACGGACTGGATAACGGTCTATAAGCCAAAAATGATTAAGCGGGTGGTAGAAAAACGCGTGCAAGAGGAGTTGAATTTAAAGGAGTTCGGTAAAGACACGCTGGTCTGGAACTGATTTTGATGGAAATCAAACTTTAAAGTATCTAAAGTTGCCGTGAAATTGAAACGGCGGGACTTAACCTTCCCGCCGATTCTATTGGGATTGCTAAATAGGAGCTTACCAATTCTGAGATTCTTATAAACTATCCGGTTTTAAGAGCCAACAGAATAAGCAAAAAGTCCAAAGAAAGCAATCCCTAAACATTAATTTAATGCTTAACGGAGCTTTCAACATGGCGCAAATCCTTCTTACAGACCTTCAAAAATCAGTTCTCGATCAAATGGCAAGAGACGCCTACGGATATGGCGGCCTTGATCTCAGTTACCGCAAATTGGCACTTAAATATAAAACTAGTCTGAAGACTATATGTAAAATTTTTGAATATCTTAAGCGCCTCAACCTTGTACAATTTCTTTACGATGGCTCCAAAAAATATATAAAGACTTTTTCAGATGAAATTTTCGAGTTCCTTAAAGCCCCTGTTTTCTGGCTGCGCAAATTTGGTTATTTTTGGCATGAACACACAGAGGATAACGAATCGGCTAATCAATCGGATAATCAATCGGCTAACAAACAAGTATCTAATAATGAAGGACTTGCGGAACCGCCCCCAAGAGAGCATATATATAAGTATAAAGAAGAAGTATTAAACAATGATAACAATGTGGACGCTGGCTCTAAAAATGAAAACATCCCTTACAACGATGTTGCAAGACTGGCTATGGAAGACATCTTCGACGCTTTCCCCGCCATTGACCCGGGCGCTTGCCACTACTTAGCACATAACTACTGCCGCCGATATATTCTCGACGCTATCGCAGAAGTTCAAAGAAGCCACAACATTAAAAATCCTATAGGCCTATTTCGTTCCAAGCTTAAAGAACGCTCACAATTCAATCGTGAGCCAACTTTAACTCAAAACCACTCCAAAGCCAAAGACCTGGCGATATGCGCCCACAACGCAACTGTGACGCTCCAGCACGTATCTTTAAACATCGGCACCGCATTAACAGCCATCCACACATATGGTTTTCGCCGCACACTTGCCAGCATTAAGATTTTAGTGGCTACAGCGTCCGAGTCCAAAACACACCTTGATCTGAATCAAGAGCTTATAAAAATTATAGAACGTTCAACCGAAGGGTGAAAACACAGAGATGGACGTTTATTGAGACAATTGGTAAGATGCTTGTTTCAAAAGGAGATTCAGACCTATGAAGCAAATTCTGCTTACTGAAAATCAAAAAAGAATTCTTAAAGAAATGATCGAGGAAACAACCTATACGGAGGGATTAACAGATTCCATCAGGGAATTAGCTCGGAAATTTAAGTGTTCCACAACCACAATTACAACCATTTTAAATTACTGCAAAGAATGTAAAGTCTTGAAAACAGTTAAGGCTAATGGGCGCACAACCATCCGTTATTTCAGCAAAGATATTGATTATTTATTAGATAACCCTCTTATTTTTTTAAAACGTAATGGTGTGTTCGATGAACCCGCTCACGGCTGAAAAATTTCTATTGGCCTCGGTTGTGCTGAACTTCTATGCGCCGAACTTCAGGAAGCTCGACGCTAAATGCTTCCGCTCAAAAGCTTGCAAGTTTGTCTTTAACACAATCACTGAACTATATCAAGGCTCAGTGGAGATCAATCTGCGTAGCGTTCACGAGGCGCTGCGGGCATCGACGCCGCAAGATATTATCACCTCAATCGGTGAAGTGCTAACTTTCATCAAGGACTGCTACAGCGAAGTAGACTTCGACCATTTCTTCGCCATCGTCCGCAAAGAAAAGATCAAACATGAAAGCGCGGCAAAAATCCAAGATGCCTTTAAGAAACTAACTGATGAGAACGAATCGCCAGAGGCAACGATCGCCTCGCTCATCTCTGACCTGCAAAACTTATGCACCTCCCAAAGTTCCCAATGCTACTCAATTGCGGAGCTGTCGCAAAATTTCCGCGATGGCAAAACATACGCCGAAATTGTCCAGCAACGAAGACTCAATTACTTGGCGGGAAAATCCAACTTTATCGGCGTCGAGACGGGATACCACAAACTCGACGGACTCATCGGCGGATTCTCCGAAGGCTCTTATAATATCATCGCGGCCTCAACCTCCGCCGGTAAAACAACCTACATGATGAACGTCATTGTTAACATCCTAAGCGTCAAGCCTCAATCGCGTATCTTATTCCTCACGCTTGAGATGACGCCGCACGATATCTATGATAAGTTGATCGGCGCCTACACGCAAATTGATCCCAAGCGCCTCAACGAAGGGAACATAACGCAAACAGAAATGGAAATGATTATCAACGTGGACTCCCTGCGCCGCGGCTCCAATCTTGTTCTCGATGGCTCCGTTCCGGCCGATATGAACTACATCCACACAAAGACCAACCAGCTCATTCAGCAGCACGGCTGCGACCTAGTTTTCGTCGACTACCTAACGCTCGTAAAATCTGTCGGCAAATATTCCAATAAGCATCTTGAAATTGATTCGATCTCGAAGGGACTTCAGCAGCTTGCAAAAAAAACCAAAGTCCCCATCGTGGCATTGGCGCAACTTAACCGGAACATGAGCCAACGTAACGATCCCACCCCTCAGCTCGGCGATATCCGCGAATCGGGTTCCATCGAAGAGGACGCCGACACAATCATTATGCTCGATCGCCCAAACCGCGGCAAAGACAACGATTTCACCTACGTCCACGTCAAAAAGAACAGAAACTTTGGCAACCTCGGCACAATCCGGATGCGATTTGAATACGGCAGATTATTTGAAGATCAAGACATTGAAAAAACTCTAAAAGCAACAAGGACACAAAATGACGTGGACGCGTTTAGTAGATTCAACGGAGATTGAATTCGGCCGCTGGCTCAATGACGATCCCGTCGAAATCTCGCCAATATTTTTACCGCCCTATCTTCGCGAGCTATACGATGCAGCAAAAGATAGCGATCAAAAATTTATCGCAATTCTAACAACACTTGGAAAAGAAAAAGTAGGATACGCAATGCAAATTGCAAACGAGGCAAAAAAAATTGACCTGCTCAATAATCGAAAAGAGCCTTTCAATTAATGCAGCCAATGTATATATTGGCATTGTTTTTTGAAGGAATACTAACATCTGGTGAAGACTAGATTTTGGTGTGAAGTTAAGAAGACAGAAAAAAATCATTTTGGTAGAGAGAAAGCTCCCCTTCTACAGCTCCACGGTTGCAGAAGGGGTTTTTTATTAGTGTCTGATATTGTTTTCTAAATTCGCTTTAATTGCCCGCCCTTGCTCTTCCATATGCGCAAGTTGCTTGCGAAAACCAACCAAATCACCCTCGACAAGAAAAGACATTAAATCGCTTTTCATTTTGCCATAGCTCAAATAACAAGCTCCTAATTCTGTAGCCAATGTTGTCATTTCAGCCGGTGTTAATTGATTTTTAACCTCTAAAAATTTTAAAAACCCTTTTGTGTTCATTTACTCACTGACCCTTTGTATATTTTTTTCTAAATAATCTGCGATCTCAAAAACATTTATATCATTAGGCAACGGTTTTTGAGTATTCCAATTTTCATTGTAATGCAATGAAAGCCACAAATAATCTGTTATGCCCGTAATCATTGAATTAGCATCAACGCTGTAACTATCAGGATCGCAAGGTTTCCATTGATCGGAAACCCAACGTTGTAAATCTGCTTTTGAAGTAATATAAATTTCATTATCAAAAAAAGAATTCATGTTTAAGCCACCTTTTTCCTTTGCGTCCCATCCAATAAACCCTTCATTGAATCTTTGACTTCCTCTGCTATAATTTCGGCAAAAATTTTATAACCCTCCGGACAGCTCACTTCCAAAGTGCAGCCAACAGTGTAAAGTATTTTGAGCAAATCATTCTGAATTGCAGTTTCAGCAATCGACGGCCAATTCTTGCGATTCTCACACTTGATAAGTTCAAATAATAAATCGAGTTCCATGTTTATGCTCCCTTCCTTTGATTGCCAAAATGTGTGTGTGCAATGCGCCAATCAGTTTCCGTAGCAAAATCGTCGCGAGTGAATTCGCGAGGCTGTAGATTCTTCTGCTCATCTTCAGTTCTGCCTAAAAAATTGACCTTGGCAACGTACAATTTGCCATAGCCAATTCTTTTCTCAGCCTTCTCAAGTTCCGCAAATGCTTGGTTAAGATTGTCCCACAATGTACCAAAATTGTGTCTCATTGATCTGACTTGAAAGTATTTAAATTCGTTCATTTAAGTTCCCTTTTTTTTGTTTTTGTCTAAACTCTACCAACTCGATCTGCTCATTTATCCTATTAGCGAGGCTCCAGAGAGTTTTTAGTATCGTTTATGCTATAAATATACCATAAACGTGATTTATAACCAAGCGATTTGTTACGTTCATGATATAAATATACCACGTAAGATACAGCTTGATGATAATTGAAAAAAAAGGTATAATAAAAACTAGTTTTTGCGAGTTAATTAAAAAAAAGGTTTGACATGCAAGTATTACATTACAATCCCGTCAATAAAGGAATAGTAAAGGGAAGCTTTAATATATTACTCCCTTCCGGCCTCATTATATATAAAATGATGTACATGGAAGATAAAGGACGCGAATTTGTAACTCCCCCCTCGGAAAAATATACCAACTCAATGGGTCAAACTAAATACTTTAACATTGTCGGCGCCCGCACACTTGAGATAAAAGACCAGTTCTTTGGCGAAGCGCTCCGATGCGTTAAAAAATTCCTCAAAGAGAATCCCGAGGCTGCTTACAAGCCGTCCGGCGAGCGCAGCAAAAAAGACCACGTTGACGAGCCAAAGGCTGATGAAGGGGTGCCGTTTTGAGCTACGAAGAAAAAGATTATCCATATCGTAGAAGCACATCTAATTATATAGCTAACTATGCCAAAAGACTTAAGAAAATATACAATACCGAGGAAAAAATGGAATTTGTAAAAATATCGCCCGAATCAAAAGATTTTTTAGCAGAAAGGTTGCAGCATGAGCTTACCGATCTGCAACGTCAACTTGAATTTGATATACTTATGATGGCAAACTACGGCGTGGAATTACAAGAAAAATTAGATCGCAAAAGCAAATTGCAAGAAGCGCTCGAAGAGCTATTAAGCGAGCGTGCCCAAGACTGCTGCAAAAAATGAGCCAATTGAATTGGACGCTGCCAATTCCAACAATTTCCGAGGCCAATGTCTCACAACACTGGTCAGTAAAGGCCAAGCGTCAAAAAGCCCAAAAAGCTTTGCTCACACTTCGTTGGAAAAAAGAGCGGCCGCAAATCAAATTTCCCTGCACCGTTAAACTTACGCGGCTTGCCCCGCGTAAGCTCGACGATGATAATTTAATGGTGGCATTTAAGCATATCCGTGACGTATTTGCCGATCTGCTAATACCTGGATTGGCTCCCGGGCGCGCCGATGGCAATAGCAATATCACATGGGCATATGGACAGGAAAAATCGCCAATCCGCGGCGTGCGCGTTGAAGTTAGTTAGTCTCTAAATTTATCGGCACACGGTTTTCTGGGTAGTTCAAACAAGAGCCAATGGAGCTAATTAAAGCATCGGCCAGCTTTTGATAATCTTCCGGCGCAACTCTCTTGTATTCGTCCATAGTTATTGACCTATTATAAATCTCCGCGGGGGATTCATTACCATCGCTAGATGGCGCAACCTTTGTATATCCATGCAATTGTTTTGGAAAATCAATCTCGCACCAATAATTTGGGTGGCAGAGCTGTTTTGCAAAAGGGTGATCGGCAAAAGGTATGGGAATATAATAATCTTCATAGCGCTGCGCGACAAAGATATCCCCTTCAATTTCGCATAGAACCTTTTTGCCAAGCTCTGGCGGATTTGTCTTGCAGCACTTCCATTTATTTTTGCTCATTCTTTTTCTCCGCCAATGTTTTTATAAAAATAACCAATGTATCGCAGAGTTTTTCAATGTCTGGCGGGCTTTCTTTAGTTGCCAAAACAAGCGTTGTAGTTGTCTGCATAATGCACAATTGCGCTATAGCCTCGAGGGCTTTTTCTTGAAATGTATATGTGTTCATGTATTTTCCTCTTTGGTTTGTGCTTGTCTTAAATTTTCAGCATGGGCGATAGCTTCGATGACATCATCAATGGTAGCTGATTTGAAGGCGTAGTCTAAAATATCTAATAGGAGCTGCGCGCCATTTTGATTATATGAACAGCCGGTTTCTTTACAAAATTCACTTATTGAATTGCAGGCTTGAGAAAATGTTGCCCGCTCTTCTGCCGTTTGGCCGGTAATTGATTGCATTAAGACAAAAAAATCCACCATTGCGACGATGCAGTCCAAATGGGTGACATTCTTTTCCTTTAAGAATTTTCTAATAATATCTTCGCGGTACATGGGTTTCATTTAGCATCTCCGTAGCGCGCTTTGTAAACGTCATTTAATTTGTTTAACTGCTCGCTTATAGATTTGCCGAAGCGATGGAGAGTTTCAATACGATCGCCTTCGCTGACCTGATTGACCTGAAACGCTTGCATGATTTTAGTCATCATCAAGCTTATTAATAGCTCGATGCCTTCACCATTTGAGTCAGTGATTTTAAATAAAGCCGCCTGAAGCTGTGCTAATTTTATATATTTATGCCGGTCGGGATCGTTCAGACTGCTTTCTTCATCCAAAAACTTGCCTTTGCTTTCGCTCATTTTTACCCCTGAAGTTAAAATTCTTGGCTATTTTATCATAAAATTGATATAATCTACAAGAAAAAGGAATAACATGATCGAGACAATAGCAATAATAGCCGGCTCTTTGATAGGCGCTCTCGTGTACAAAGTTTTATCATCCCGCCAAAGGCCAAAAGTTTGTGCCGACGTTATCTGGTATGAAGTCTCAAAGCATCCGGTGCCCATACCGCGAAATACTGATTGGTATAGCCAAAAAACAGAAGGTTTTATTCTTTTTAGCGACGGCGAAATTATTCGCGAGCCAAGCTCTCTGAACTATAATAAAAAGGGCGAACTTATTATGTCATCGTACAATCAAGCAAAAGTGACCCATTGGACGCGCATCCCACTACCTGGACAAAAAGTAAAATATGAAAATAAGCTGTAAACAACTTTTAATGCTCAACAAACTCCGCATTGAAAAGGGAGTGCGCTGGTATGAGGTTGCAAAAGGAATTGGCTGCTCGCCGGAGAATTTCTCGCATATTATCTGCGGCAAGATAGGGCTTAGTTTGGCGCGGGGAAAAGCACTTGCTGCATATTTTGGGATAGATTGGAAAACGCTTTTTGACGATGAGTGCAGCTGCCAAAACTGCCCATACTGCAAAGAGATCAAAGAAAAAAAAGGTGCAAATGGCTAACTTAAAACAGGCCATGATATGGCTGGCCGAAGGTAAGAAAATTTCTCAACCTAGTTGGGGAGCAGCTAGATATTACAGTATCCATAAAGGGCACCTTCAAGATGAGACTGGTTTAGATTGTCAACAATTAGATGAAAGTAATGACTGGGAAATTTATATAGAACCGAAAGCTGATGAGGTTATTTCGATAAGTGAATTTCAAAACTATCTTAAACACTTTGAATTTAAACTTAACACACTTCATAAGCGTATAACTGCTTTAGAGAGAAAATGAACTGCTTGCCTTTTCATAAGCATTGCCATGCCGAGTGCTGCTCCGATAGTGCGCCGCTGCCCCGCGATCTCATAACCAGGTTTGCCGACAAAGTCATCAATGCGCCCATTGAGATCATTGAGGACAAGGATGAAGTTAGCGTTTTTGAGAATGAGGAGCCGTCATACCTATACAAAACGGCCATGGGCATTTGCATGTTTTTGAATACGGATTATTCTTGCAACATTTATGAGAGCCGGCCGACGATATGCCGCAAGTTTGGCGATGAGACGCATCCTTTTTTGTGCTGCACTGTGCAGACAAAAGATGGCCATGCTAGAAGCAAGCAATCTAAAAAAAGAGTGCAGAGAGAGCAGCAAAAATATGCCAATCGGTTTAATATATTCATGCAGCAAATGCAGAGGCAAGAGCGCATATGAGCGATGATAACAAAGATAAGCAGATATCATTTGAAGATTTAATCTATCAGCCGCCCCCGCAAAAATCCTGCGATGAGCCGATCAGAATAAATTATACGGTAACATATGGCGAGCTTGTGGCCGCGATCTGCTTATATTCGTTGATAAGCTTTTTGATCGGGCTTTTTATTGGCTGGTGTTTTTTATAAAAAGGAAGAGACATGAAACAAGTGCAAGATGGCAAATATCAGATGACCTGGGTAGAGAACAATACGAGGCCTAAGCGGAGCAACAAAGCTACATTTCAAGAATCGACAAAAGAGGTTTGGAAAATCCTCGACGTCTATAAATTTGACTGTGAGAAGCAAAATATTCCCGAGGCTTGGAAAGTATGAGCGATGCGGCAATACAAGATATCACGATGTGCGTGTACGGCTGCTTTATGATGCTGGTTATGTGTGCAATAGTTTACATATATTATAAAAATTAAAAAAAACTTTTAGAGCATTAAAATGACAACACCAATAACGGCCTCGCCGATCAGATTAAACATTGACCAGGCAGAGATATTTGCGCAAAAGACCGCGCTTATTATCAAGATCAAGGAATTCATGCTTGAGCGCAAAATGACCGATAAACAATGCGCTGAGCTGCTTGTCTTAAATGAGCGGGAGTTCCGGCAGATAATCACGGGCGATTATACAAACCTCCCGCTTGCTTATTTAAAGACACTGCACCGTCGCATACAGGGGGAAGCATGAACGGTGGTTTGCGAGATTGGGTAATGAAATACCTCACCCATGAAGAGGCCGATAGCTTTGGCAAATGGGCGTTTGGCGATGAGGTAATCAAAGAGCCATCCAAGCAACTCGACGCGGTAAAGCGATGGAACAATCGCCACGGGCATAAACTGACGATAACGCCGACCTCAAAAATATATATTGATCTGCCCAAAATGATAAACCTATGGAGAGAGAGCCAAAAATGAAAAAATTCAAAGTATCTAGTTATAACAAAGAGTATATTGTCACTGCTCTACAAAGAAGCAATGTTCATGACAACTTAACATTTCTCGGTGAAGATGGCTGCAGCGTAGCGCAATTTAACCATTGGGACAGATGGTGCGAAATAACAGAAAATGGTTCGGTCATCGAAGAAGAATTTAGAAAATGAAATATAAAAAATATGGTCACCACAAAAAAAAGAAATGGCGCAGTTGCACTTTGCAGTTCATTATTGACTTTGCTGCAAAACATAGGAAAAAAAACTCATACGTAGAAATTTATCTGGCGCCTGGTAAATATAAATTCTCGGAAAATATCCTTATTACCGATGGAGTGGGATTTGGATTTAGAGATACAACTACTATACAATCAGAGCTGCAGGTATCAGAGGCTCAATGGCCGCCAAAAATTATACAAAAACCTATGATGGAAAATGAGAGTCTTTGACCTTGAAGGGCGTGAATTTATTTCTGTTCGTTCTAAGAAGAGGTATTATACCAGTAAGACCGCGGTTTTCATATGTTTAGCTGTGCGACCGATATTTAAACATGTAGACACAGCTTTTCAAATTTGGAGTGTAAATGATTATATTTGATCTCGATGGCACGCTCGCTGATTGCAGTCATAGAAGGCATTTTGTTGATCCTTCCAAAAATCCTCATTGTTTTCGCCAATTTCATTTTGCTGAGGGTGATTTACATCATAAGTTTTATGATAGACGAACTAAAGAGCTTTTTAAACCAGACTGGAAAGCTTTTTATGAGGCTTGCGATAAGGATGAGCCTATTTGGACAACTATTAAACTACTTCAATTATTCCAAAAAAATCCCAATACTGAAGATATCTATATATGGTCAGGAAGATGCGAAAGTGTCATAAAAAAAACTATACATTGGATAGAAGATTTTATTGATCCGACTTTATATTGGAATTGGGATAAACGTTTAAAAATGCGTCCTATTGGAGACTACACGCCGGACGATCAACTTAAAGAGAAGTGGCTTGATGAAGCTATTGCAGAGGATAAGAAGGTAGAAATGGTATTCGATGACCGCCCTAAAGTTATTAGAATGTGGCAGCGCCGCGGGATATTTACTTTCGACGTAGGCCAAGGGATGGGAGAGTTTTGACTTATTACGAAAAATTCATGGCATATCTAATCATATCGCTTATGATAGCGGCTCATAGATTTGATATGCCTCTATTGGAGACTTTGGCGCTGGGAACTTGTGTTGGTAATGTGCTAGGGTATTATGGCGCAGGGAAACAATAGGATTAAACGCTTGACAAAAGAGTGGTACAGCAAAACGGCGCCCCTTTATGTATGGCCTGGCGATATCTGGATTAAAGAGCCGGCAAATGAGAGATATTATGCCAATATTGATGGCAAATTTTGGGTAAACAAACAGGGCAATTTGAGGATACCATTTCATAAGAACACTAAAATATTTCCAGCGGATGAGCTAAGCAATGAAGAAAATGTATGAGAAATTTTTAATCCGCTTAAAATTGGCAAAAAATAATTTCTTGATGCTTTATTACAGCATAAAATGTGCCAGGCTTCGTGCAAAGATCGAGAACCTTGAGAATAAATTGAAGAAATAAAACTTGTAATTATTCTCAATTTCATGATATAATCTCATCCATGAAATATTATCATTACTCTTGTAACTACATAAAAAAACTGGAGCGCAGGGCTTATTTTAAAAATCGTATTTACCACTCCCCGCAATATTTAATTGGCATAAAGCCGCCTGGTCTTTGGTTTACGGCAGACGATGAGCATAATTGGCGGGATTGGTGCATAGAGCAGCAATATAACCTCCAAGGCTTGCGCTATAAATATGAAATAACCTTTTTTGATGAAGCCAATATTTTGCATATTCAGACACAGCAAGAGCTGATTGATTTTTCAATTAAATATAATGACAAAAAAAACGTAAATTTATTTATGCCTCTTTTTTTTAAAAGAGAATTAGAGACAAAGATCCATTGGAAAAGGGTCGCTAGGCATTATCAGGGGATAATTATAGCCCCGTTTTTAGGAATAGAGCCATCAACAACCCCGCTTTGGTATTATGGCTGGGACTGTTCGTGTGGTTGTGTATGGGCAAAGAAAGCGATAAAAAAATTTACATTAATAAGTGAGGAGCCTTATGACAAAGAGTGAACTTGATGAAGCAAAGCATGGCAAATATGAGGAGATGTCCAAGCGTTATGCGATCATGTTGTTATCGGATTGCGAAACGCCAACTCATGCCGTGACTGTAGCAACAACAGCGTTATCAATTGTTATGGGTTTATCAATGAATGAGACTGTAACAGACAAGGAATTGGACAATCTTATGAACGGCCTTAGCAAACATATAAAGGACGCTATTAAACAAATACATGCGCTGGCTAAAAAAATGAAAATGGAAGAGGAAAAAAAATAACATGGGATCAACGGCTTTTTTATCATTCTTTTTTGCGATGGTGTTCTATAATTGGTACACTGATAATGGCAGATTAGACCGCGATAATTATGATTGAATTAGTTCAATATCTATAAAATCATTATTATCTAATTCTTTCTGAAGTTTTTTATCTTTTTCAAGATCATCATGTAGTTTATTAGCGGAGTTGATTGCTGCGGGGATATTTTCTTGCCCAATATTGTTCAGCAAGTTTCCATATTCTCGCCGCAGGACGGGACTTTGCATGACGTGGCGGATGATGCGCCCTGCCCATAGAGCTGATGCTGCAGTGCCAACAGCTGCTGCGCCTGGAATGATTCGGGAGGCGTCGAGTCCGTGGCCAAGCAATGCGCCAATGGCGCCGCTTTGCATATGCTTGGGTATCCATTTTTGAATAAAGTTGCTCATGGTATGCGCTTGCGCTCCGGCTGCAAAGGCTTCATTGGCCTCGCGGTGCGCTTGATAAGCAATGGGATCATTGGCAAGCCCTTGGCCGATAGCCCGCTGGTTAGCTTGGCGGATAGGATCGACGAGCCTATTATCGAAAGTGATCTGTGGATAATTTTGTCTTAGCCTATTGAGCTGGTATTGCCATTTCGTCAGCTCTTGGACAGGTATTTCGCCGTTTGGATTAACTTTGCTAAGTAATGTATCAATTTGGGATATAAGTTCACTTTCCGCTGGAGCTGGTTTGCCGCCTTGTGTCAGCTGCGCTCTAATACCTTGGAGATCATTGTACAAACTGCCGGCCGCTGCTTGATTGGGATTGCCATAAGCATTGACAGTTGTTTGAGGAGTGATACGGCTATCGCGCAAATTGTATAGATCGCTTGCAATCTGCCGTGGGTTGGCTCTTCCGAGGAATGTGGCCAAGATCATAGCGCCAAGGCCAGCTGCGTGCTGGGCAATATCGCCCCCGCCATAAAGTTTGACGCCTTCGCGTGTTGTTTTATTAAGCGCGCTAAGTCCTAAGTCAGTAAAAAGCTTTCTGGCAAATGTCTGTCCTGCAACAGCTGGCGAACCGAGGGCTAAGTTACCGGCCATTGTAAAGACCTCATCAACGCCTTTTTCAACATCGTTTTGCGGTTTTGTATACCCTTGAGTTATCTCATTGGAGACTTGCTGAAATAGTTTGTTTGATCCAAAAGGCTCATCGACCAGCTTTTCTTGGGTGTACCTTGGCAGACCTTTTGTAGCAACTTTCAAGCCTTCGCCGACAATTCCTTGAGCAGATTCTGGTAAAAAAGAAGTACCTGTTTCGATAATTGCGTTTTCAACATTCTTACGGAGGTTTTGCGCCTCGCCATAAGCGCCAAGTACGCCCTCGCCAAATCTAGCAGCAGATCGGATAGCGCCGCGAACTCCGGTTTCAGTAGAGGACTCATTGGCTGCATTGTATTCATTGGGCTTAAAATCTTTTCTTGGCTCTGGAACATTTTCGATATCGAGATAATCAGGGATGCTCATAGCGCTTTAGCTCCCGGGGGAAGTGGCTTAGCTTTTGTCCATAGCCCGATGGTGCCATCGCTATTCTCAATTAAGATATGATCGGGAAATTGTTTGGCTTTCTCTCTTGCATTTTCAATATAGCGATTCTCATCAAGTGAGCGGTAATTGCCCTTGGTGATGTCCTTGATATCTTTTTCTAATTTGACCTGTTCTTTGTCTTCCCATTCAGCGTAGCGCTTTTGCGCTTCGATCTTGAGCTTGCCTGGTGGATAATTATCTTTGTCGACGAGGTCATTTACAATTTTGTCATATTCATTGGTAGCGTCGACCGTGAACTTCAAAACTCTAGCTTTGGCAGCGTTGGCATTTTGAGGAAGGCCGGTTTCTGTTAAGCTTTTTGTGATCTGCTGCTCTAAAAATTGGTTGGGACGCCCGCGAATATCATTAAGAGAGTGGATCATGAATTCTTTGCCGGCTGTAGCAGCTGCGGCAGCGCCTGGTGTTTCAAAAGCTTTAATGCCGGTTATTCGGGCAATATCTGCCCAACTACCTGGGTTTTGCTCACCGGATAATGTACCATTGATTATGGCGCCAAGCGATGCTTGGGTGATAGCTTTTCCAGGTGCGGTGGAGAGAGATTCAATCGTTTTTTCATCGCGGTTATTGAGCTTTTCGGTTTTCTTCTCACCGATCCTGCGACGGGATTCAAGATAGGGGCTGGAATAAACAGGATGGATGCCGGCCTTTGCAAATTTAACGCCAAGTTGTTCGGCATTGTCATTGGGATTTTCTTCTAGGATTTGCTCAATTTTTTGCGCCTGCTCAGGTGGTACGGGTTCGTTTGTAGCAGCAGTTTTCGAGGGTTTATTGAGAGTCTTTTCTTTAGCGATAACGTCAGATGGCAACGAAGCTCTTTGTTCCGGCGTTAAGCTATTGGGATTTTCGTAATATCTTGCGGCGAGCCTATCAGCATCCTTTGCCGCCCTTTTCTCTTCAAGCTCGAGCTGACGTAAGAGCATTTTTTCGCCCCGCTGGCCAAATGGGGCAAGTTTGGACTGAAGGGCGCTAATACGCTCGGCGCTATCGGCATTTTTGAGCTTGGGATCATTGATAACGCTGTTTAGGGCATTGTTGGCAAAATACGAGCCTGTAAGCTCACCAAGTCCGCCGCCAATGGCCTCGCCAAGCTGAGCTGCAAGTTTGCCACGAGAGCTTTGAAATGATCCTAAGAAGCCCATTACCTACCTCCAAAAAATGCACCTGTGGCAGAGCCTAAGAACGGCGCCAAGAAGCCTTGGTTTTGCTGCTGGTAAGCATATTCGGGTTTTTGCTGTAAGAAGTTGCCATACTGCCCAAATATCTGTTGTCCGGCTTGCAGGCCAAGTTGAGACTTAAGCGAAGCTAGGTTTTCTTGCAGTCCCGCGCCGGCTGCGCCAAGAGATTGGCCAAAGCCAGAGGAAGAGAGGGCACCGGAGTTATTGCCAAAGCCGGCGAAGCGCTCGGCAAGCATTGGTAGCGTTTGCTCATTGAACTGGCGCATGTAGGGAGCGGTGAAACGATCATAAGCCTCATTGGAGGGATCGAGCAGGTTTTGCAGGTTGCTAAAGGCTTGGTTATATCCCCCGCTATTTTGAAGAGTATTTCCCATCCCTTGGAACAATTGGTTTTGCTGTGGGGTAAATGCGCGCTCGCGCTTGAACTTGTCAGAGCCGAAAAGAAAATCGGCAATGCCGCCCCTGCTTTTTTTATTTGTGAGTGCGCCAAGGCCGGCGCCGCCTGCCAAAGCTCCAAGTATTGACCATAGTGCCATAGTTAACCTCTTTTAAACTCAAACTAACTAAAATATATTAGATAATAAAGAAATAAAAACCCCCACTCCGAAGAGCGGGGGAACTCAAAAAGGGAATTTGCAAAGGGTCAGAAATGAAACTAGCATATACAGTTGGAACAGCCTCAAAATAACATATCATTAATATTTTGTATATTCCAAAGTCACAAAACAAATTGTGAAGCTTGTCCTGTCTTTATTGGTTGTAATGTTGACATTGGTGCCATCGGCATTAAGTTCAATGATATTAGCAGCGGTGGCGCTTGCATAAGGTATGGGAATATAGATCAAATTCGTTGGGTCAGTTGCCTCTGCGTAGATATTTGTAATATTGAAGGCAGAAGTGAACGCAATGCCATGAGAAACAGATTTTGTTGTGTTGTTTGGCAGGGCGCCAAAATTGACAGTTGTGCGGTAAACCGGCCGGAATTGCTGCGTATTGGTCGGAATAAAATATTGGTTAAATGAATTAGTTTCTATTGGTAAATAAAGACCACCAGTTTTTGAATTAACAGAATTGGCTATTCTTTTATAAAGTATCCCTAATTGCTGCTTGAATTCTGGCTCATTTTCCGCGAAGTCAATAGATATCGGAAGTTGATTGGCCTGCATTGGAGGGTCTGACGAAAAACTCATATTACCTCAGCACTGATGAGCCGCCAGGACGCAGCCATATTGTCATTGCGTTAAGAACAAAAGGTTCGGCGTGCGTGGATGCGGTGTTCATTAAATTGTCATCATACGTTAACCGGATGCGTGCAAACTGTCCGTTCATGGTCAGATAGAAGCGGTGCCACAGATATTCGGCATATTCCGAAATACTTGATGGGTCATAAGTCTCAACTTGGAAGTTGCCAAGGACTCCGGAGGCATCAAAAGCAGTAGAAGAGGGCGAGGCCATCACAGTTACATTTGCCGATTCATTGACGTCGAGGAGGAAATCTATGCGGATCAGTTTGACCTGTTTTAGCTGCTCGAGCCACGGGTTGAAGTCTTTGGTTTCAATGAGCATCTTGGGATAAAGAATGATCTGGCCGCCGCCAACATAAGTCCCTGTCCCGCTTGCCGGAATATAAGAGAAGTCATCGACATAATCTTCATTAACAAAGTCCCATTCACTAATTGAAAATGTATTGAGATCAATAAATGTTACTTGGAAGAATCTATTATTTAAATCTGTTGTAATAGGATTAGTTCCATCACTAAAAACAATATTAACGAACTGTATTATATCGCCGGTGACGTAATTGTGATTGGGGCTTGTGATGACAACAGGGGTGACTGTCCTATCAATTGCCGTAATTGTCTGGCTTGGGTCATCGGGAATTTGTTCGTTAAAATAGCTGATAAAGCCTTGTTGGTTGCCGCAAACGATATTGGGGAAAAGGGATTGTGATTTGACATCGTCCCAATAAACTGTCTCATCGTCCCACAAAATATTTGTCGATGACCAGGTTATATTTTCCGAGGTTTGGAACTGACCCATGAAAGTTACGTTTTGGCGGAACTGCGAAAAGCTGCCATTGCGGTAGTTATAGACCAAAACTTTTTGCGGATATAGTTGGGTGGTCAGCTCTTGGAAATCGCTATCGACGTAGCACCAATAGACAAGCTCTTTTTGATAATCCCTTGCGCCAATGATGCGCTTCGTTCCATCTTCAGCATTGCGCATATTGAAGACAGTGTCGGGAATGTCCTCGTCTATTCTTCGGACTCCTGCAGCATTAGCAGCAAGGATGGCCGTGGAACCAACAATGAGAGAGGCATTATCGAAAGTGACTCCTGACCATTGAGATTCAGAACCGAAGTCAGCGGATACTCTTTCCCAGATAAAAGGAATACCATATTCACCAACATAGCGAAGCTCCCAGTGTGACCTTTCAAACTCTACGATAAGGGTGTTCTTGATAAATGTGGTGCCGATAATACTTTCGTTCGTTGGCGCATCAATGACTATACCTTGGCCAAAAATGTCAGTGCGCCACGAATCGGCAGCAATAGGGCTACCGATAGCCGAGGCTCTGCAGCGGTTGAAAACATTCACGGCACCGGCAATGCCGCCGGCAGTTGTGCCTTCGGTGCAGTTAAGCGCCAATAGTCTTCCATAATATGGAATTAAAATAGCTGCTTCAAAGAGCGTATTGGTAGCAGAGACAAGCGGTGCAAATGTTGTCCATGTAGCGCCATTGGTGTAACGCATTGGAGAGCCAGCGCTCTTCACGTTATTAGTGACAAAGAAAAGCCTGTCTTGCGGATTGGCGCCGCGATAATTAGTTGTCCAGAAAAAGTCCGAGTCTGTGCCATCCCACGTTACGCCTGGCACGATCCATTCTTCAAAGCCTGCGCTATAAATATAAGCGTATTTAGTATCGAAAAAAACAGTGGTTGTTGAATTAATAGCGGCAATTTCAAATTGACTTATTCCCATAACAGGAAGCGTTGGATAATAATCAAATGCTGCCGTTAATGTTCCTCCAGCCGCTCCATTGCTTATTGTCAGCGCGCCATTATTGTAATGGATGGTTCCTGTTCCGCCGGGCGCGCCTGTCAAAACACCTAATCCGTTATCGGTGTATGTATTGGTGCCATCAGAAATAGACAGAGTGCCTGGCGCAATCTCTGCGTTAGTTTCCAATGAGAGAATAGAGACAATGTTGCCGGAAAAGTTACCGCTACCATCAAGCATGCCAAGCACTTGGCCGGTCAAATCCCTCTGCAGCCGTCCAAGCAACCTTAGACCTTGGCGCTTTAAAATACGTTCACGGTAAACATATGCATTTTCAAAGCGCGTCAGGGCGTCATTAGGGTTCTGAAATGGTCTTGTATCGTTTTTAAGACCTTTTTCCCATGCTGCAATTGTTATTGGCTGCATGTTAGTTTCCTATAGCAACCCAGTATAAAGTCACGCTGGAGGATGTTGATGAGATATAGCTGAATGTTGTTTTGTCAAATGTCTGCGAGGTATCAATGACGGCAACGCCGCTGCCACCTGAGGCATTGACCCTTCCCATAGTCAGTTGGACATTGAACAGATTGGTTGGGAACGCAATATTGGCTGTTGCAAACGTTACTGTGCCAGATGTTCCTGGCGAGGCTACAGAGCCCCACTGGATCAATAAACCACCTGGCAAGTAGCTATAGCCATTTGATAGAGCGCTTGGAGGAATACCAGGATACGTGACAAAAATAGCACCGGCAGAAGGTGTTGCCAAAAACTTTTTAGCCACGCCGCCGACAACTTTGACATATTCATTTATTTCGTTGGCACCAGTTGTTGGGTCAGAGGCTTGCACAGACCATTTGATATAAGTGTGCCAACCAGGATTGGTCAAATTGACATCTACATGGTTGGCAGCCATCGTTGCGCGCAGTGAGGCGAAGTTATTTAAAACTTGAGTGCGTGAGTTACCAAGCGATTGTCCGCTCTGTGGAATATTTGGTGTGAAACTCATGGCCTACCTCATTTTTTTTTACGCGCTTTGCTAGCTTTTGAATAGGCTATGGCAGCGGCTTGTTTGACCGGCTTGCCCGCCCTTACCTCAGTTGCGATGTTCTCTGAGATAACTTTTTTCGATTTACCTTTTTTCAATGGCATATTAGCTCTATGATTTTTTAGCGGATTTGACCAATTTAGTTAATTTCTTATCATCTTTAATTTGCGATCTGAATTCTTTATCATCCTTTTTAATATGTCCTATAATTTTTTTTTTCATGGCTGGATTCATTTCATCTTTAGATTTATTTTTTTTTGCCATGTTTTTTCTCT